CTTCTAAAAATTCAGAAGCCTCATATGCTGACTGGCATCCCGATTCAAAAGCGTTGACGATCCCGGTCAGCCCGATCAGCTTGTTATATCCCCAGAGCCGTGCCTGACGCTCCTGTTTCCGGTTTGACAGATCTTCCATATTTAGGATATTTCCGACTGATGTATGATGGTGTCCAAGTTCTTCAGCAAGGACACATTTCTTTTCTGACATATTGAGGTTTTTGCTAATGGCAATTCGGTTTTTGTAAATCCGTCCGTTATATCCAGGAAGATTCTTTTCTTTTACTATCAGATTTTGACTTTCTGATTCTATAAGTAATTCTTCATAAGTCAAATACATCACTCCCATTCCGAATCATCCAACATGATTGAGTCGCCTGCCAGTCGTTCTTCTGGTGTGCTGTTTTTGTCGAGGTTGGCGGCGTTGACTTCCAGATGGGATGGCATCTCTACAATGTTCGCTGGCGTCTGTTCTGCCAGAGTCTTTGAGCGTTCATATTCCTTTTCAAGGGTGAAATCCACCATTTCCTTTCCGTGAGAATCGAGGAGACGGTATTTCTCGATGATTATATATTCGTCCACGGATACGCTGTTCTTCATAACTGGCATATCAAGGGCATCTTGAAAGAGATAATTTGCATCGCAATTTAAAATATCCATGATTTTAAATAGTATAGGTTCTTTAGGAGAACTGACTTCATTTTCATAATTGGAAATAGAGCCAACGGTTATGCCTAACAAATTAGCTAATTCCCCTCGCGAAAGACCTTTATTTTCCCTAAGCTCCTTTATTCTGCTTCCAACACTCATTACCTCACCAACTTTCTTTATTCTATACAAGCATTGTAGTTCAGTTTTCTTGTTGTGTCAATATAAATAAACAAGAAATTTATTAAAACACTATTGACAAAACAAGAAACTTGTTATATATTCGTAATTGACAAGAAACTTATTTAAACGAAGGGAGGAAACAAGTTGCTTGATATTCAGACATCTAACAGTATTGTAGCAAATCGTGTCCGGGAAATCATAAAGGAAAAAGGCCTTAAACAAACGGCGATAGCGGAAAAAGCAGGGTTTTCAACGCAGGAGTTTAGCGATATGTTGAATGGACGTCGTTTGATGCGGGCGGTAGATATAGCATCTATCATAAGCGCATTAAGAGGAGTCGGAGTAGACGCAAACTATTTGTTTATGGTCGATTCTGCTGAAATCTATGAAGGCCAAAAGAAGGGAGAGTGATAGAGATGTACATACATGAAGCGATTGCGAAAGCGGTAAAAGAAGAAAAATACATAGAACGAAAGAAGTTCGAAAATGAAACCGCATATCGTAAGCTGAAAATAAAACCAACCAATAGTAGCGCACACTGTATGGCCTATACATTCGATCAAAACGAAAAAGAAGTCCACCACTGCAAGAATTGGAATCCTTCAGCGGAGGACTTAATGGCAAATGACTGGGAATTATCCGATTAAAGATTTGATTTCCTTAATATACTGATATCCCTTTTTTAACATGGTATTTTCTTCACAATCACGGATTGCGGCAGGATGCAAAGTTGTTATGTAAGCTATTGCGTCAGCGATAAAAACGGAGACCAGACCATCGTGATCCAATACCATTAGTGCGTCAGAAATATGTTTTTCCGTTTCTTCTGGGAATAGAGATAAGAAAAAATCCATATCGAATCTATCCCGTTCGGATTCATGGTAAGACATAACCATTGCTTTTAAAGCATTATCTGCAATTTTTTGCAATTTCATAGCGCAACTACTCCTTTCATACTCGGATCTGGCGGGAGCCTGTATTTCAAGTATAGGAGATTGAATGAAGAATGACAAGAGATTAAAAGAGAAGGAGGTGTATAAAGATGGAAGAAAAAATTTTGAAAGAGTTGGAATTGATAAGGAAAGAGCATAATCGGTTAAAAGAAATATCTTATCAAGATCTTAAAGAAATCTATAATACATGCATCGTGTTGGAAAAAAGAATGGATGTCATAAAAGGCATCCACCGGAAAAATACTATTTTATTCCTTGCAATCTTAGTGATCTCTTTTGCTTGTCGTTTATATTCTTTTCGACAGTATCGCTAAGAGATTTTGATTTTCCAAAGTCATAAAGGATATCGACTAAAATATCTTTTAATTCTGACTTTGAAAACGTATCATTCTTAAAATGGTTACTAAGATGCTTATCAACGATATGTTCAATTTCAGATTTAAGCATACAATGTCTCTTTTCTTAAAAATTAGGTGCTGTAACGCCTGTAAATACATTATAAGAGAATTGGAAGAGCAAATCAATAGAGTGGGAATAGGGATAATAGCAAAGCCAAAGATGATATGACGTTGGAACAAGAAAATCCATCCTACAGCTTGCAAAAGAGTTTCACGAAAGAAAGGAGAATGATAGCAAACAATGTTTATTCTTATACTAACTATGATTAATATGACCTCCATCTTTATTTTGGCAAGGTCAATAAAAAAGATGGAGGATTTTACGAAGCAAAAACTTAGAGAAGAGCTAAAAAAACAGAATCCTAATGAAGAAGTTGATTTACGAAAATGTCTACTGGATTAAATGTGCTTTTGATACAAGATTCAAGTTCAGATAATTGTGAATCGTTTTGCCCAGGAGGCACAAAAGTAAATGGTAAATATTGGGGATCGGGTTGCATGAACAGATAGAGCTTTCCGCTAAAATCAGGTAACAAAAAAAGCCGACCATTGTAGTAGCTCATGAAATAACCAGCGTTACTATTTATTTCGTTTATGGTAGAAAAATACTTGGATGAAAATTTGTTTAAATCGTTATTTACATCATATTTTTCCCACTTAATAATGAGGGACCGAGTTTTTTCAATTATTTTTTTAATAAGTAAGGTTGTATTATATGCCGTCATGATGCTACCTCCTAACATTGGGCTTTGTTGTTATTTCATTCAATAAATAACGGTATCTTGTTAATTGCTCACTAGAGCTGAGATTTAATGAACTGATCAAATCTATCATTTCATTGATTTGAGAAAGTTCTTGCTCGGAAAAAAGAGGTTCATATTTTTTTCTATATTCAATTAAAGCTCGTTGAAACTCTGGTAATAAATCAGAATTTGAAAATTCATTACGAATTGCATTTTTACCAGAAGAAAGAAGATTTAAAAGTATATCATCTCTATTAATATTAAATTCTTCGGCGGTGTGAGAAAACTCAAGTTGCTGTTTTATACTTCCAGTTCTTATTGCGATTCCTATAGAAAAAAATAATCCTATAATGCTCGCAATACCAGCTATTACATTGAAAATATCCAATAAAGCACATCCTTTGTAAAATATTCCGATAAATATTCGGTAATTAAAGTATAGAAGAGGTAAAACGAAAAAGCAAGCGATTTGATTTTTTTGTTCGGTAGACAAGAAGGAGGTGGTGTAAAGGTGAAGGGATATTACGATCCAGAACAGAGCGGAAAAGGGTTAGAAGTACCGACGGGCAGACTGAGCATTGAGGGAAGAAATATGCCTGAGTTTCGTAAGTTAGTGGAGCAGGCCAAGAAAGAAGCCGATCAATTGAAAAAACGATTGATCAGCTCCAGTATTTTGAATTGAATATTGATTTCAGTAGCGAGCCTACTTCTTCGGAGTTATAGATGCTGCGTCTTCTGTGACGAGTATCATTCCGATAAAGTATACAATGGCTTTGATGAAGGATTTCATATCAGAAACATCTCGGTCTTCTTGTTTGCGGATGTAATGGGCTTCGTCATTGCCAATCCATGAAGAACGCTCTGCAAGAGTAGTAATACGTTCGTCTGTAATATAACTTTTGATACATTGCGCAAGAGGCTTGGCTTTTATTGGTTCCTCTTCATCAGGATGTTCATGAATAGCAAAATCTTTGATAAGGAATTCGAGGGCTTTTCGGTAGCCCAGACCGCATATATCATGGAGATTTTGATTTTCAGCTTGCTCTGCCTGTTGATATATTTTTACAAAGTTTGGAGAAAGACGGGCAATCTCATCTGAAAAAACAGTGCTTGCTTGTTGTAAAGGAAATGTCTCGTATTGAATACCAACTGCACCGTCGTCATAGTCAATTACATCGTAGGATATGAAAAAGCCTTCTTCGCAGGTAGGACAAAAAAATGTACAGTATGCTTTTGTAGGTCCTTCGTCAGATTCGTAATATATGGATACTTCTGGGGTTAATGCATATGCGGTTTCACAACAGGGGCATTTTTCAGGAATCTCAATTTTGATTATATAAGGGGCAGAGTCTTGCAAAAAACTGACGGCATAAGCATTTATATAAGCTTTCATATTAATCATTCCTTTCATCATTTGATAGGAAGATTATACCAAAGAAATTACCGAAAAGAAAGGAGGCATGAATTATGCCAAAAGTACTATTAACAAAAGCACAGGAACGACAGGAGCGTGCATCTAGGGTGCTGAAGATCAGCATCATGGACCAGCATACGGATCAGCAACAGTTATCCAAAAAGACGGGGATGCCGTATGGAACATTGAACAAACGGATTAACAAGCCGGAGACCTGTAAGCTGGAAGAGTTATGGAGAATTCTGGACGCGTTGAACGTCCCAGCGGAAGAACGGGCAAAACTTTTAATGTGAGAGGGAGGTGATAACGATGCATAGAAGAAAATTACGGAAATACCGGATCTTGAAAGACATCTGTGCAGTGGTCGGGGGAATTGCCGTACTGGTGATGGCTGGATCCGCTGACAGTTACAGCCAGAATCTGATCTCAACGGGAGAGTTTTTTATAGCGTTCGGGATCGCGCTGGACATGATGATAGTAGCATACATAACACATGACTGTGTGAAAGAACGGGAGAATCATTATCTCCAGATGAGGGAACTGCGCCGGAGACATCGGCTGCAGGGCATGAAAAAGAGTGCATAGGGACGGCAATCCCAGATATGCACTCAAAAAAATAACCAACTTTATTATGACAGATAAGAAAGGAAAAAGCAAATGGAGAAACAAAGAAAATATGAACTGACCAAAGAAGACCTGGAAACACTGATCTTCTTGGCAGCAAACAGAATATGCGACCAGAAGAAAACGAGTGAGGAGAAAGAGATAGAGATTTGTGGGTATGCGGCGGAGATTACAAGAGAACTAATAGACCATCTGATGGGTGAGAACCCTTTCGATCAGGAACAGATGGAGCTTGTAGATGCTGTTTTACATAAAAACACAACTATCATAATCGGAATTCAAAGATGAAAAAGAATGGAAACGGAGAAAAAGAAATCCTTTGGATTGTCCGCTATGAAAACGGAGATATCGGGTGCCTGTATGGGACAAGGCAAGCGGCTGAGGAGTACGCACAGAGAGAAGCGGAAAAGAAAGGGACCGGATATTTCATTATCTGAGATAGGACAATCCGAACAGAAAGAAGAAATAGGAAATACAATACCCTCCCGGAGCCCGACAGCTCAAGGGAGGGTAAGCCATACATCTTAGACATACTCAGTATAGCATGTATGGCGGGAAAAGACAACGCAGGATTCCGGAGGGTACGGATCCGCATTTGAAACAGGGGGAAGCCAATCCCCTTTGAGACTCGATAAGGGTATTATTTCAAGGACAAGAAACCGGAGGAAAGAGGAGATGCCATACATCAAGACGACCTGCAAGGCGGGAAAGACAAAAGAGTATGAATTTTATTATTCATATCGATTTGACCAGAAAGGGGGGAGCCGGAAAAAGAAAGAGAACAGGACTCCAGAAGCACAGAGACAAGTCAACCGGAGGATGGCCGAGAAAAAACTCACCCGATTGATGAACGCCAACCTTTCCGGGGAGGATTATTACCTTACACTCAGCTACCGGAAAGAGAAGCGGCCGGATCGGGAGACATTGAACCGGGACATCCGAACACTTTTACGAAAACTGCGGAGGATCTACCGGAAACACGGAAAAGAACTGAAATACATATGGACGGCGGAAAAAGGGGAGAGGGGAGCTGCACACCTTCATATTGTTGTCAATGGGATCGATCATATATCACACATCATAAGAGATCTATGGGAAAAGGGATGGATCTGTATTAAGCCTTTGGATAAGAGCGGGCAGTACCGGAAACTGGCCGGGTATTTCATCAAGTATTCGGACAAGACCATGAAGACGGAGCAAGGATTCATCAACAAAAGATACTGTAGCAGTAAAAACCTTATCATTCCAGAACCGGAGAAAAAGAAGATCCGGGGACGGAACGCCTATAGCCATAAAATTGAGGTTCCGGCCGGATGGTACGTGGATAAGGAGAGCATCCGGGAGGCTTGGCACGAGATAACAGGGTATTTGTATTTTTCCTACACGCTGGTACAACTGCCGGACAACAAGGCAGACCGGGAACGGCAGAGGGAAGAATCTTATATCCTGAATCTGGAGACCGGAGAAGTGGAGATCACAGAAAGGAGGACCGACCGTGGAAAAAGCGCCAAGAATCACAAGAAAAACCTTGCGGAAACATCTGGAAGAGGTCACAGAAATTGCGTGGGAGCATGACGCGGAAGAGTCATATCGAATTGTAAAAGAAAAATGGGAGATTGGGAGCAGTAGGTCCTTCCGGGATTTCCTGAATAAAGAGCATATTACGACATATCAGAGAACGGCAGCGGAAACCATGACACTGGAAGACAAGGAAAGATTTTCCAGAGAGTGGAACAAAGCCATAGAGATGATAAAGGAGTGGAGGAGAAAGAAGTGAGAAATTACAGAGTCAAGGAACGAAAGACACCGGATGGCCGGATCCAGCTCACCGGATCGGAAGATGCGGAGCAGGAGAAGGTGGTATGCTGGGCCAAACTGATGAGCAATGCTTACCCGGACCTGGAATTGCTCTACCATGTGCCCAATGGGGGCAGCAGGAACAAAGCCGAGGCGTCCAAATTGAAACGGATGGGAGTGAGGGCAGGGGTGCCGGATTTGGTGCTCCCGGTTCCCCGCGCCGGATACGCCGGACTGTACATTGAACTAAAAGTCGGGGAGAACCGGCCAAGTAATAACCAGAAAGACTGGCTGGAGAAATTGACGATCCAGGGCTATCAGGCGTTGGTCTGTTATGGTGGGAACGAGGCGATCCGTGCACTGGAACAGTATGTAACAGCGCCAAAGACTGTTTTGGAGATGAGGGAAGGAAGAGAAGGTGGAAATTTGTAGAAGAATTCTGGAATGGATCCGGAAACCGAGGAGAAAAGAGATGACAAAGAAGCAGGAAGAGGAAAGCGCGTGTGAAAGGGTTCCCGATGAGAGTGAGGGGAAACCAGATCAGGAACAAGAGCTGGTGGAGGAGATAGAGTCATTCAATGATGCGCTTTCAGAAATAGGGAAAACAGCACAAGAGGCTACGGACTCATGGGATCAGTTTCACAGGGTTTGGGAGCAGGCGATAGAAGCTGTTGCGAAAAAGCTTGCGGAAAAATTTGCGAAGATCGAAAGAGAGGAAACGAATAATTGGAGGAAACTACACGGGAAACCGATGAGAAGGAGAGGTGGATGGCATGGCAGGATTTGACGTAATAGAGATGCTGAATGGAAACAGCATCCAAGCGGCGGGAGCGCGGCAATGGTATCAGGAAACGAATTATGAGGACGCGAAAGAGATCATACGGGATGAGCTGGGAAATATCCGGAACTCCTTCGTCAAGGTAGGATATTTCCTGCGGAGGATCAAAGAGACAGAAGGATATCAAGAGGATGGATATGAAACAATCTGGGATTGTGCGAAAGACCAGTTTGGGATCACCAGGACGACCGCCAGCAGATGGATGGAGATTAACCGGCGTTTCTCCGAAGGAGGATACAGTCCATATCTGGCGGAAGAATATAAGGGGTATAACAAGAGCCAGCTACAGGAGATGCTGTACCTCCCGGAGGAAAAGCTGGAAGAGGTGGATCCGGGAATGACCGCAATGGAAATCCGGGGCAGCAGGAAAGAGCCGGAAGAAAAAACACAGGAAAGTGCGGAAACGCACAGAGAAGAGTGCGAGGAAGAGGACGAGATCCCAGGACAGATGAGGGAGGAGGACTACCTGGAAGAATCAGAAGAAGTAGACACTCCAGACATAGCGGACGAAAAAACGAGTGAGATTCAGAGGATAGTAGAGGAAGAGCGGCAGCAGCAAGACAGGGAGAACCCGGATCCGGGGCGGCAGGACACAAAAGAGAAAGCGTCGATTCGGGAACAGAAAACAGAAAGCATCCTGGACACCGCAACGAAAGAAGAGGATGAAACGTATGCAAGAAAGCTCCATGTATTGAAAATGCTGGAAAAGTATTACATTTATCTGAATGAAGAGGAGGTAGAGATTCTCAAAGGTATGGTACAGGATTGCAAGAGAAGAAAACAGGAGTATGCGTTGGAAGACTGTGGAACAACGTCATAGGAAACAGAAAGGAGGGACAAAAAATGCAGATCGAGGGGGATCAGTGCCGGAGATGTGGGTCACTCCAGACAGAAGTCATAGATCGCAGATATCGGAAAAAAGTAGACAGAGTCATCCGGAGACGGAAATGCCTGGAGTGCGGATATAAGTGGAACACAGTGGAAGTCTACGCAGAAGATTGGGAGAGGATATCCAGAGCAGGACGATAATTAACCAGAACAAGAGAAAGGAGAACGAGTTGCGCGCATAATAACCGGTTTCTCCTGAGTGAATGATGACAGAAAAAGAGACCAGATTGGTAGAAGAGAACGTCCCGCTTGCGGTGTATACCGCAGGTCAGTGGATGAAGAAAGCAGTGTTGGAGTGGGAAGATGCCCTGTCGGCAGCGGAGTATGGGCTTGTCAAGGCGGCAATGAGCTTTGAAGAGGAGCGTGGCTTCTGTTTCAGCACTTATGCGGTAAGTGTCATGGAGAATGAGATCCGGATGGAGCTGAGGAAGAGGAACAGACGAAAAAAAGTCGTGTATTTTGGGGATCCGGTCAGTGGGGCAGAAGGATTGACACTGGGAGACACGATTGCAGATACCAGAGATCATTTTGGAATGTCGGAAACAGTGCATGATCTGATCCGAAACAGAGATCTTACGGAGAAAGAGCGGGAAGCGGTACTGCTTCGGTTTCAGCATCCAGAGAAGACCCAAGAGGAATGTGGCCAGATGATTGGGATTGGACAGTCTGCGCTTTCGAAGTACCTGAACAGTGCAAGGCGGAAACTGAAAAGGGTTTAAACCAGAACAAACGAAAGGAGCCGCCTCCGGCCGGGGAAAGGGTATATATGTTAGATTTTGGATTTTACAACATGGACTGTATGGAGGGAATGAAAGAATTTCCTGATAAGTATTTTGATCTGGCTGTTGTCGATCCACCATATTTCAGCGGGCCGGAGAGACGGGGATTCTACGGAAGAAAAATAAGCCCGATAGGAGTCCAGCGTATATACGAAAAAGCAGAAAGATGGGAAATTCCGGGTCCGCAATATTTTAAAGAGCTTGAAAGGGTATCGAAACATCAGATCGTTTTCGGATGCAACTATTTCAGATGGTATTTTCGGCCGGGGCGTATTGTATGGGACAAGTGCAACGGGAAAAGTACCTTTTCTGACTGTGAGATTGCATCCTGCAGCTTACATGATTCTGTAAGACTATTCCGTTATATGTGGAATGGGATGATGCAGGGGAAATCTATTGATCAGGGATGGATGCAGCGTGGGAATAAGGCACTGAATGAAGTAAGGATTCATCCCACGCAAAAACCTATAGACTTATATCGCTGGATTATACGGGAATACATAAGACCGGGATGGAAGGTGCTTGACACTCATGTTGGAAGCGCAAGCAGTCTGATCGCTTACGGAGAAGCAGGAATTGAGTATGTAGGGTTTGAAAAAGGTGAAAAAATATATGAAAAAGCGAAGAGAAGACTTAAAAAGGAAATGGCGCAGATGAGTATTTTTGATTTAGGTGTAGAAAGAATTTAAGAAAGGAGCCAGCCTCCGGCCGGGGTAAGGGTATACCGGGCTTCTTAGAAAAATGGATAAAGAGAAAAAATCAATAGAGAGAATAAAGATGGCAAGTGAAATGAGCCTACATCACTATGGAAAACCGCTTGTTTGCACGTATAGCGGAGGGAAAGACAGTGATGTGATGCTAGAGTTGTTCAAACGATCCGGAATACCGTTTGAGGTGCATAACAGTCATACAACGGCTGATACTCCACAGACAGTAAATCATATACGGGAGACCTTCCGTTTACTGGAACTGGGGGGAATCACATGCGAGATCCAAATGCCTACATACAAGGGCGAGCGGACCAGCATGTGGAAATTGATACCGGAAAAACTGATGCCTCCTACACAATTAGTAAGATACTGTTGCCAGATTCTAAAAGAAAATGGGGTAAGAAACAGATATATTGCAACGGGTGTAAGGTGGGAAGAGAGTGTGAAGAGAAAGACCCGTGGAGAGTTTGAGAAAATTGGAAAGACAAGGAATGATGCAGAAAAATTCAGCACGGTAATGTTGCTGGAAGATAATATCAGCAAGAGGCGCATGACGGAATTATGTATGCAGAAAAATAGTATGGTTGTGAACCCGATTATAGACTGGACATATACGGATATTTGGGAGTATATACATTCCGAAAAAATTAAAGTATGTGATCTATATAACTGCGGATATGATCGTGTTGGATGCGTTGGTTGTCCGATGGCTGGAAAGAAACGGTATCGGGAATTCGCAGATTTTCCGAAGTATAAAAAACTTTACTTGCACGCTTTTGATAGAATGTTGAAGGAACGGGATAGGAGAGGAAAAGAGAGTAATTGGAAAAACGCGGAAGAAGTATTCGACTGGTGGATGGGAAATGATGATATACCAGGTCAAATGTTCTTAGATGAAATTTGTGGTGATGAGAATTAAATCACAACAAACGAAAGGAGATCAGAGATGGCGAAGTTATTAAACAGACCATATGCGAACGAAGAAAAGAGACAGATTCTTGATATGCTGCGGGGAAACATAAACAGAATATCTGTCTCGACGGATGTCGAAGAGATTGTATGTCAGCTAAATTTTGCTGTGGATAGGCTGTCTGCGGTGGCTTATTCGAGGATTAAGGAGATCAGAGATGGAGATCAGAGATGGAGAGATTAACAAGCAGAGATGAGAAAGGAAATCTTAATGTTGACGGAAAAGAAGTATATGCAGGATATCTGTACAATGCAGTAGCACTCCTGGAAGAATACGAAGACACCGGGCTCACCCCGGAGCAGATCATGGAGCTGAAAGAAGCAGTTCAGAAACTCGAAAATATATTCGGAGATGAAATTACAATTAATCAGGTTATTGATTTTTTCGTTGATTTCTATATTGCACAGGGTGATCCAGACAGAGTGGAAAAAGCAGAACTGTTGACAAACGAAGAAGCTGCGAAGTGGCAGGAGCTGAAAGAGCGGGATACGGCGAATAAACCCGTGCAAACGGAAGATGGAATGGTATGCCCGATATGTGGTAGCAAGGCAGTTCCGTGGAGCCGGTTCTGCGATGAATGTGGACAGAGATGGTGGGAAAAGGAGGACTGACATGACAGTAAAAGAGCTGGAAGAATTTTTAAAGAATGTGAATGATAAAAGTAAAACAGTGTATTTCTATCATCAAGAAGATAATCCATTTAATGATGGGATTGGGACAGTAAATGTGTTTGAAGTATCGAAAGACGAAGAGAATACAGGAAACTTTGAGGGTGTATACATACAGGGATGTTAAAGGAGGACTGACATGTTAAGAGAAAAAACAGAAAGGCAGTTAGAAGAAGTATATCAAAGCCGAAAACAATATTTGAACAAAAAAGATTGCTGTGAGGAATTACATGAAATGTGCAGAAACTGCGAAAATTATTGCGGATGGAAAAACCACGATTACGAAGGATGTAGGAATCTTGCATGTTTTAAAAATTGGCTTGGCCTTGAATACCTTGACTGGGTAAATGGATATTAAGGAGATAAAGAGGAGGATTGACATGCAGGAATTAGAGAAGATTCTGGAAGAAATAAATGACAGATTTGAAAATCTGACTATTGCTGATGATGAATGTAGAAAAACAGCACTTTCAAAACACAATTATGAACAAGTAAAATATTTTCAAAATGCAATGTTTTATACAGAAAGGGCAAAAGGCATTGTAGAAGAAATCATCCACAAGCACATGGGAAATGACGGCTGGATTCCGGTGGAGGAGCATTTGCCGGAAGATGGACAAATTGTAATTATTAGCATGTACAACAATATAAAATGGGTAACTATTGGAAGTCAGTGCGGAGGAGTATGGAAACCATATAACTACATAACAGATTTGGGAATAGATGTGAAAGCTTGGCGATATCTTCCAGATCCATACCGATCGGAGAAAGGAGAATGAAATGACAGTTATTAAACCTCTTACACCTAACTTAAGGAAAGAGATAATCGACGGAATTAACGCACAGAGAAGAGAACTTGATACATGTCAAAATACAGCTTATGTATCAATACAAAAAATTAGTTTGGAGACACTTGAAAAACTTATTAGAGGGTTGCCGGACGGATATCCGATCCCGCTTGAAAGGAGAAGAAATTGAAACGAAACAGGATGGAACACGAAAAGAAGATTGATACAGCGAATCACTATGACTGCCTGGAGACGGATGTGCGGGAGGATGCCAGGAAGAATTTCAAGCGTCAGACGTATAAGTCGGTTGATGTTGCACAGTACATGGCGAAGAAGTTTGGGATTGGAGGTGATGCCGATGGACAAAAAGATTCTTGAAGACTACATAGATGCCTGCGAGTTTATCAAGGAGACGGAAGCGGAGATCAAGAAGCTGGAGAAGAAAAAGAGGTTTGTTCAGGACAAGGTTCGGGGGAGTAATCCAGACTGGCCGTACGAAGAGCGGTCTTTTAGCCTGGGCGGATCGGTTGAGACGGCAGCAGATGCCTTTACGCTGGCAAGAGAGAAGAGGATTCTGGAAGAGCAGAGGAAGGTAGCTTCGGATCTGAAGCTTGGAGTGGAAGAATGGATGAAGGAGATTCCGTTCCGGATGCAGAGGATTATCCGGTACAAGTTTTTCAACCGGCTGAGCTGGGAAGAAGTGGCTACTTTGATGGGTAAGAATTGTACAGAGAATGGTGTAAAAAAAGAATTTGAAAGATTTATGAGACAAAAATAAAGTTTGTCACGAATGTCACACATGTCACGATTTAAATTGCTATAGTATATGCTGAAAGAAGTGGATGAAGCACTTCTGGATGGGCTGTTGAGCTCAGACAATTTTCTCCCTCGAACACTACATACAAGAAAGGCGCTCTACAAAAAAGTGTGGAGCGTTTTTCTTGAAAGTTGCCAGAAGATGAAATATTATAAAAGTGGGTTTTGGTGTGAGGAGAGGGAGGAATTAGGATTGGAAAATAAAATACAAGATTTGATAAGTGCTACTAAAGGTGTAATGGGAGAAGTTCTGGCAGAAGATGCTATTCCAAAGTTGGCAGAGGAAATGCTGAAAGGTACTGTTCTGGAAGCTACAAGTGGAGCATTTAGCATGTTGTCGCCTAGAATTGGAGGCGTTATGGTTGCATATCAGCAAAGGCGCTGGGAACGTAATTGGGAGAAGTATATATCGCTTATTTACGAAAGACAGCGTGAGTTTAATGAACGTTTAGAGAAGTTGGACACTGAAATGAGAAAGAAGTTTAGGTATGATTTTTTTCCATTGGTTTCAGATTTTGTTCAAAGTGAAAAGCAAGAAGAAAAGATTGGATTAATTGTGAATGGACTTACTAATATAGCGGGAGGGATTAATTGGCAGGAAGATGTGGTTCTTATGTTTTATGACACTCTTTCACAGTTGAACTTATTGGACTTGAGATTGCTAAAACTATATGCATCGACATATATAGAGCGGGATGACAATGATGATATATACAAACTAATGAACGAATGCCAAATTGATAATTCACAAGCAGGTATGATAAGAGAAAAGCTTGAGCGTTTGGGATTAATTCAGAGTAAAAATGAAGAAAAAATATATGAGAATATTGAGAATGTTATTAAATATGTTGAAGATATTGCTAAAGGAAAGAAAGATCCTAAATTAAAAAGGATTAAAAATGTTCCCAAAAGTGAATCATATAGAATTACATCATTTGGATTAAAGTTCATAAAATTTTTTATGAAAAGTTATGAGATTGAAAATTAAAGTTAGTAGTTAGCACCCTTCGGGGTGCTTTTCTCATGCGGGAACGTAGCGCAATGGCAGAGCAAACGGCTTATATCCGGGCGGTTGCAGGTTCGAGTCCTGCCGTTCCTATTGGAAATTTCCTCTAAAACCCTTGACGTACGTATACGTATATAGTATGATAGAATCAAGAAATGAGGAAAGGAGAATGGAGATGGCTAAAAAACATAAGAAAAAGCACCGACTTGAAAAAGCGGCACTCATAGTCAGCATAATAAACGGTCTGGTAACTGCGATTTGCTTAATCTATGAGACGTTTTTCAAATAGGTGCTAGGCGGTGGGCTTGCCACCCATCGCCTATATTATAAGTCATCTCAGCAAATAAATCTATGAGAAAAAGTATAATTGTATCAAATTTATTATCTCTCTTCCTGCTTGGGTACTACGCTGTGACAAAAGGGCTTGACTGGATCATTGGAACTGCGTTGATTATAAGCGTGATATCTAATATTTTGAATATTGTATACGAGGTGAGCGATGGAAGAGAAAAAGGTTAGGCCACAGGATAAGTGGGACGCAAAGGCGGGGCTTGTCTCAAAGACCTACAAAGTCGATGAAAAAGTGGCAGAAGAGTTCCGGGCTGTGTGCAAAAGCAAAGGAATTGCGATGGGGACGCAGATCACTAAGATGATGAAGGAGTTTATAGACCAATCGAATAAGGAATAAGAAGAGAGCATCCGGGAAACCGGATGCTTTTTGAATGGGGGTGAGATATGAGACAGTTGAAAAATTTCTATAAATTAAAACAATGGGAGAAGAAAAGGGAACAGATACTTAGACGGGATCATTTTCAATGTCAGGAGGCAAAAAGGTATGGAAAGTATATGGAAGCAGTGATAGTACATCACATCTATCCATTAGAAGAGTATCCAGAACTTGCATTGAAGAGCTGGAATTTGATTAGCCTGTCGAAAGAATATCATAATCAGATGCATGACAGGAAGACAAATAAAATCACAGATGTTGGTGCGTATTGGCAGAGAAAAAGAAAAAAAGATTTTGATAAATGGAAAGAAAGGCCCCCCTCCCTTTGTGAAAAAAGAAATCGGTATTGGAGAAACGGGCTAGAGGACTCTTTCCAATAGCGGGAATATTTGAAAATATTTTTTCCGGAGGAAAGGAAGTGGACCAAATTGGCAAAAAGTACGCCCACAAGGGACAGTATAAAAAAGAGGACAATCAATTACATGAAAGAGCTGGGAACCTATAAAATACAGTATAATCAAGTGGTTGAGGTTTATTCCGATATGCTGTACCAGTATAATATTCTAAGTAAAAAATTTGAAGAAGAAGGGTTTGAGGCAACTATCGATACAGAAAAAAGTGGTGGAAAAAAATCGCCAATTTTGGCAAGCCTAGAGAACCTGCGAAAGGATATTGGAACCTATTCGGACCGTCTGATGTTAAATGCTAAAACATACAATGCGGAGATAGAACAGCCGAAAAAAGAGAAGTCAGTATTTGCGAGGCTCTTAGAAGGGCAAACATAATACATGGATTTAACTAATATTTCTTCACCGCATTTTCAGACGGCTGTGAAATACGCAAAGAACATTGTATCGAAGAAGATTCTGGCAAATAAGGACCGGATTCTTGCATGTAATAGATTTCTAAAAGATTTGGAAAGATCGGATTTGGATTTCAGGCAGGAGCAATTTGATTTTGTGATTGCTATGATTGAGGGGACGATACATCATGTTCAAGGAGAAGATAAGGAAGGCAACAGCTATAAAGGAAAACTGATGAAATTAACAGATTGGCAGAAATTTGTAATTGTTAATCTGTTTGGTTTCTTCCGTAAAGGGACAGAGATCCGGCGCTTTAATGAAGCGCTTATTTTTTTACCCAGAAAACAAGGAAAAACCTCATTTAGTGCAGCTTTGGCAGAAGCGAAGAGCATCCTCGACAGGCGATCTGGGGCAAAAACATATATTGTGGCGAATTCCGTAAAGCAAACATTAGAGAGTTTCAATTTCCTGGTTGATAATGTGTTGGGTTTGAAACCGAATGTAAGGAAACTGAGAATCCGGGATAATAATCAGGAACATTCCATCGCGGTCGATTTTGGAGACGGTACAGCGGATATTTTCGCTATTGCAAATCAGGAAGATAAGTTGGATTCATTGAACTGTAATTGTTTGATCCTGGATGAACTTCATTCTTGGAAACGCGCCGGAGCAAAGAAATACACATTGATGAAAAATGCGATGAAAGCATATCGGAATAAATTGTTGATTGGAATATCGACTGCGGGAGATATTCCAGACGGATTTCTTGCGAATAGACTGGAAACATTACAAAAGGTGTTAAATGGAAGTATAACAGACAAGACATACGATTCCTATTTCATATTTATTTGTAAGGCGGATCAAGATGAGGAAGGCAATATATTAAATAGCAAAGGTAAGATCACAAGGATGGATGATCCGGAAGTTTTGCGGATGTGCACGCCATCAATCGGTGTAACGGTTACTCTGGAAGATTTGATTTCCGATGCGGAGCAGGCAATGAATGAACCACAGTTAAGAACCGAATATCTAAATAAAACGCTGAATATCTTCACGAACGCCTTGAACGCCTATTTTGATATCAATGAATTTCGGGCTTCGGATAACCAGTATGAATGGACATTAGAAGAACTTGCCAAGCTTCCGATTAATTGGTATGGAGGAGCGGATCTGTCGAAATTGCATGATCTGACATCTGGTGCCCTGTATGGTTCTTATAAAGGTGTGGATATCTGTATTACACATGCGTTCTTTCCAAGAGCTGCGGCTGTGAGAAAAGCGGATGAAGATGGGATCCCACTTTTTGGATGGGAAGAAGATGGGTGGCTTACAATGAGCAATACAGCGACAGTACTTCCGGACGATATTGTAAATTGGTTTCTAACTATGAAGAAAAAAGGATTTCGCATCAAAAAAGTGGGATTTGATAAAAAATTCGGACGAGAATTTTTTCTGAAGATGAAGAAAGCAGGATTCAGAATTCAAGACCAGCCTCAATATTTTTATGTGAAATCCGAAGGATTTCGACACATAGAGGTGGCAGTTAAAAATAAGAAATTTTACTATGTACATTCCGAAGCATTTGAGTATTGTGTGCAGAATGTGCGAGCAATCGAAAAGACAGATGACATGATACAGTACGAAAAAGTGGATGGAGATGGCGGTGTTCGAAGAATAGATCTATTTGATGCCGGAGTTTTTTCATGTTGCCAATATCTTGAAGATCTGGCACTTGGAAATGCGGCAAGCAAATGGCTGAATAGATAGCGGTAAAAGGAGGTGAGGGTGTGTCAAAGAAAAAGAAGAAAAACAAGATTCGTTCTGATCCACAAAATGAGAGTAAAGTATTCGTTTATAAGGGCGCAACATTTTCAGATTTTATCTTGCCATCAGGATACGTCCGGCTGTCAGAGAATCCAGAAATCCGCGCGGCTTGCCAAAAAATAGCAGATTTAGTATCTGGGATGACTATTCACCTGATGGAGAATAAGGAGAGTGGAGACGTCAGAATCAAAAATGAGTTGTCAAGGAAAATAGATATCGAACCCTATTCTTTAATGACAAGAAAAGCATGGGTGTTTAATATTGTCTATTCTATGCTTCTCCCAGGTGATGGAAATGCGGTAGTGCTTCCGATTATGGAAAATGGACTGATTCGGGAATTAAAACCCCTTAGGCCGAATGGAGTTAGCTTTATGGAAGAAAACGGTGGTGATTCATATAAGATTCTATATGAAAACAGAGAATATGAGGCTGATGAAGTATTGCATTTTACGATCAATCCAGATCCAGAACGGCCGTGGAAGGGGACAGGATATCGTATACCGTTAAAAGACGTGGCGAATAACTTGAAACAGGCAAACGCGACAAAAAAGACATTTATGAGTGGGCAGTATATGCCAAGCGTTATTATAAAGGTGGATGCAAATACAGAGGAACTTGCGACCGAAGCAGGCAGGGCACAGGTAAAAAAGAAATATCTTGGAGAAGCCAAACCAGGTGAACCATGGGTGATTCCGGCTGAATTAATGGAAGTTTCAGAAATAAAACCACTGTCCTTAAAGGATATCGCAATCAACGAATCGGTGGAGATAGACAAACGTACAGTAGCAGCATTGCTGGATGTACCAGCTTTTATTTTAGGAGTCGGGACATTCAATAAAGATGAGTACAACAACTTCATCAGGACCAGAATTAAAGCGATTGCGGATACTCTGCAGCAGACTTTGACGAAAGGACTGATATTAAATCCAAACTGGTATTTCAAGTGTAATTCAAAGAGCCTTTTAGCTTATGATACAAGAGAACTTGCTGAGATTGGTATGAATCTTTATATCCGTGGGATTTATACAGGAAATGATGTATTGAACTTGATTGGGGATTCGCCAAAGGAGGGGCTGGATGAACTGGTTATTCTGGAGAACTTTATTCCACAGGGAATGATAGGAGAGCAAAGTAAGTTGAAAGGTGGTGATGGAAAAAATGGAGGAACGTAATAAAAAAAGTCTGACAAGGACGGCGAAAACGGATTTCCAGACCAGGGATGAGAAAGAAGCCGGCAAGGTGATAGAAGGATATTTTGCTGTTTTTAATTCAGAAACAGAATTGTGGCCGGGAGCATATGAGGAGATTGCCCCAGACGCGTTTAATAATACACTTGGAAATGATATCCGGGCATTAGCTAATCACGATACTACATTGGTGTTAGGACGAAATAAATCTGGAACACTGAGGCTCGCAGTGGATTCACACGGCTTGTGGGGAGAAATCCATGTCAATGAAAAGGATTCTGACGCAATGAACCTTTACGAAAGGGTAAAACGTGGAGATGTGGATCAATGTTCGTTTGGATTTAACATCCTGAAAGAAGAAACCGACTGGCGTGAAGATGGGACAGTGAAGTGGAAAATTGAGGAAATCGATTTGCATGAAGTTTCCGTATGCACGTTCCCGGCCTATGAAGACACAGGAATACAGGCAAGGCATAAAGAGTTAGAACAACATAGAGAAAAACGTATGCAGCAGTGGAAACATGAACAGTTGAAGAAAATAGGGAGGTAAACAGATATGGCATTAAAACAGATTATGCTGGCGAAGAAAATCGAAGGAAAGGAAAGAGAGATTGAGAATCTCCGGAATCTGACAAAACAGTTTGAAAAAAGAGAAAAGGAACTGGAGACCGCGATCAGCGAAGCTAAGACAGAAGAGGAGCAGAGAACAATCGAGGAAGAGATTGACAAATATACCAAGGAAAGAGAAGCTCATGACAATAAGGTAACTGAGGCGGAAAAAGAATTAGAAGGGTTGCGGGAGGAGGAAAACGAGTTGAATAGAGGAAAGCCGGGAAAGGGAGAAAGTCATAGAAATCTCGGGAGGGGAAGTGAAGAAGCGAAACTTGAGGAAGCGAGAGCGGGCATTAATGCTTATGTAAGATCCAGAGGACAGATGAGGGATGGATTTACGTCCGTAGATGGGGGAGCGCTGATTCCAGAAGAACTGCTGACTCCGCAGATGAAGCCGGAAGATGTGGTTGATCTCAGAAATTATGTAAAGATTGTGTCTGTAAATAGCGCGTCAGGAAAATATCCGGTGATTGCGAAGGCTGGAAGCACAATGAATACAGTAGCGGAACTGGCGGAAAATCCAGAACTCGCAAATCCGGAAATTGAAGAAATTGAGTATTCTGTACAGACAAGAAGAGGATATATTCCGATTTCTCAGGAAGTAATTGACGATGCAGATTATGATGTAACAGGTCTGATTAGGGAGGAGATCTCCTCACAAGCACGCAATACAACGAATAAGGATATTGCGGCTGTGTTAAAAAAGGCAACTGCGAAAGAGGTAATAGGGGTAGACGGGCTGAAGGATCTTGTCAATAAAGACATTAAAAAGGTATATGCAGTAGGGTTTTACATTTCCGCCTCTTTGTATGCGGAACTGGACAAGCTGAAAGATAAAAATGGAAGATACCTTCTTCAGGATTCGATCACGGCGGCAAGCGGAAAGCAGTTGCTTGGGCGACCGGTAATCGTTTTGGATGATGATATGATTGGAACAGAAGCGGGAAATCTAGTTGGATTTGTTGGAGACGCAAAAGCATTTTGTGCCTTTTTTGACCGGAAACGCACTAGTGTGGAGTGGATCGATAACCAGATTTATGGAAAGCTTTTAGCAGGGATTATTCGCTACGATGTAGAAAAAACAGATGAAGATGCGGGATTTTATATTACATATAAAAATAGTGCGGAGGGAAACTGATAGACCCGTCAGTAGTTAGCGTTCCACCAGAGACAGATCAAATATATGGGAAACTGGTATCTGAGATGATTAGTAACACTGCCGTCCTGGTTGATGGCAGCGTTACAGGAACGTTGAAATACGTGACGGGCTATACTGGGTTTAACCAAGAAAAGGAGGAAGAACAGGAAGGGTATTTCTTCCCGTTTATGCTTGGAGGAAGCGGTACAACTATGACATTCAAAAAGAATGGAATGGTATCAAAGGAAGCAATTCCGTGGGAGAAAACGAACGTATTCAGAGTGACGCAAGAAGACACATTTACTGTATTAGTAGATGATAATGAAATCGTTACGTTTAACTTTAAAAAAGCCAAATTTGAGGAAGTGGAGGGAGCATAATGAAATATATCGTAATCAAAAAATTTCGTGATTTGCAGGACGATGGACGCATTTATAATGTTGGTGATGAGTATAAAGGAAAAAAGACAAAAGCACGGATTGACGAATTGGCAACGGATAAGAACAGGATTGGAACCCCACTGATTAAAAAAGAAGAGTAATTTATGTGGTGGAGGAAAGAATGTTGAATGAAGAAATCATGCCATTATTAAAAGCGAGACTGGGAATTTCGACAGATGTAAGGGATAAGCTTCTGAAAGCATTGATTGATGGAATCATATCGGAATGTAAAAATACGCATGGGATTGAACTGGATGAGTGGCCGGAGCATATTATGTTTGTTTTGGATTGGGCTACATGGAAATACCAGCATCCGGAGGATGGAACGACACCAAGGAGCATCCAGTACCGACTCAAAAATATGATCATACAAAAGGAGTGCAGGAACGATGAATCTGACTTGGGATGAGGAAGTAATTCTGGTTGGAAATTCAGGCTTCATTGAGGATGAACTAGGGCAGCAGATACCACAAATAAGCGAAAGAACGGTGTCGTGTTGCAGACTTCCGGTATCAGGCGCCGAATTTTATAAGGCAGGTCAAAATGGAATTGAGATTTCAGAGATGCTTACGGTACACCCATATGAATATGGCGGAGAAAACATCGTTATTTTTCAAGGAAGAAAACTTCGGGTGCTTCGGGTATATCGGAAAAATCTGGAAGAATGTGAGCTTTCTTGTACGGAGAAAGTAGGTGATCGAGATGCCGAGAGAGGGGATTCGGCCAGAAAAACTTGCGTTTGAGATCGAAAAGCAGCTAAAAGAATACACCGATGAGATAAAAGAAACAGTCTGGGATATCGCGATGGATGTGTCAGAAGATGCGGTAAAGAGACTGAAAGAAGAAAGCCCTAAGGGAAGGCAGAGTGGGAAATATGCCAAAAGCTGGGCGCGTACTACAGACCGAAATGGGATCATTATTCATGCTGGGAGAGGAGAATATCGGCTGACCCATCTTCTAGAAAAGGGGCATGCATTGAAAAGAGGGGGAAGAAAAGTTGGGAAAAGTCCAGCATATCCACATATTGAAAAGGTGGAGAAAGAGTGTGTGGAACAGTATGTGGAGGAAATAGAAAGGAGATTAGGACAATGACATTGCCAGAGCTGAAAAAAGTGTTGAATACGCTGGGATTGCCGCTGGCATATCTGAAATGGGCTCCGGGCCAGGTACCGGAACTTCCCTACATACTGTATTATGCGGATGAGGATATCGGCTTCTATGCAGACGATGAAGTTTATAATGAGGGGTATGCGGTTACGATCGAAGTATACACAGAAGAGAAAAAGCTGGATTTGGAAGAACAGGTAAAGAAATTATTAAATGAAAACCATCTTGTTTATGAATCTTATGAGGATTATTTGGATTCAGAAGAGATGTTTTTAAAAGCTTATGAAATTAGAATTTAGGAGGAAATTATGCCAGGAGAAGCAAGGAATAAAGTTGAGTTTGGATTAAGAAATGTACATTATGCGGTAATTACAGAAGGGGACGACGGAGCCATTACTTACGGAACACCAACGAAAATTCCAGGTGCGGTGTCCATTACGATGGATAAAAGTGGAGATATGGTTCGATTTAAGGCAGATGATATTGACTATTATACGGCCCCGAATAATCAGGGATACGAAGGTACTTTGACAATCGCCAGGACGCCGGATGAATTTAGAAGCGATGTGCTTGGTGAGGAAAAGACAGATGGAGGTGTGATGATTGAGAGTGCCGATGCAAAAACAAAAAGAATCGCACTGCTCTTTGAGTTCCAAGGGGATGTAAAAGCCACAAGACATCTGTTGTATTATTGTTCTGTTGACAGACCCTCTATTTCAAGTACAACAAAAGACAGTGGGGATCCAAATACGACAGAACTTGCCATTGTAGCTAGTCCGCGGCCGGATAATAATCTTGTCAAAACGAAAACGACAGAGACTACCAAAACACAAATTTATGATAACTGGTATAAAAAGGTATATGAGAAAGAGAGTGAAATAGAATCGGCGTAAAGAGGGAATGGGAGATGTTATTTTTGAAAGGAGTACGGAATGGAGAAAACGGTATATATTGATGAAAAACCAGTACGTCTTAAATCAACTGCGGCATTACCAAAAAGGTATAAGGCACAATTTAGAAGAGATTACTTTGCGGATTTGCTTAAAATTGCGAAAGTATTTGGTTCAGGGGCAAAAAAGAGAGCAGATTTACGCACAATCAGTTTTGACGATTTAAACCATTTTGATATGGATGTATTGTATGATATTGTTTGGACGATGGCGAAATCGGCAGATCGCACAATTCCAGATCCGATGGAATGGTTAGATGGATTTGAAACGTTTCCATTAAAGGAATTGCTCCCTGAAATCAAAGATCTGTTGGAAAATTCCATGCCACAAAGTAAAAAAAAATAAATGATCAGGACTCTTCTGGTGATGAAATGTTCACGGTAGAGTCCTTTTCTTATGTTTGTAAGCAGTGTGGTCTTACTACAGAAGAAATGGAGGAAATGACGATCGGAGATTGTTTGGATTTCATTCAGGAATTTGTGGATAATCAAAAGAAAACAGGGGAGACAAAAGAAAAAGTACGGAAAGCGACACAAAAAGATTTTGATAGCTTCTAAAGGGGTGAACTATGGCAACTAAAAAAATAAAGGGGATTACAATAAAGCTTGGAGCAGATACCAGTGCCATCGATAAAGCGCTTAAAGATATCAATCACACATCCGCTGGGTTAAATACAGAGTTGAAAGAAGTAAATAAACTGCTGAAATTCGACCCAAAGAATACAACACTGATCGCACAGAAACAAGAAATTCTTGCGGATGCGGTCGAAAACACGAAGAAGAAATTAGATGCGCTGAAGCAGGCTCAATCAGAAGTTGAAAAGCTTTTCAAATCCGGAGAAATTGGGATAAATGAATATCGGCAATTTCAAAGAACGTTGGAGGAAACAGAACAATCACTGAAATCTTATAAGCAGCAGCAGGGGAGATTAGAGCAAGAACAGAAAAAATTGGGGGAGAGTACAAAGCAACTCCATACTTTATTGGAAGCAACAGGAAAAAGCCTGGACGAGTTCCAAGATATTTTAGGATCCAAACTAACAAATGCATTGAAAAACGGCACAGCCAACAGTGATGAATTAACGGTAGCAATCAATAAAATCGGGAAAGCAGCCCTGGGATCGGATACAGATCTTGGGAAAATGCGTGACGCACTGAATCAGATTGATGAAGGATCGATCGGCGATGTGCGTAGAGCCTTGGAGGAGCTGTCCAGTCAATCAGAGAAAACGGAAGAAGATCTGAGCAAGATTGGAGAAGGTGTCGCAACTGGAAATCTCTTGGATGCGGCAGATCAGTTTTCCGAAGTTGGGGATAAGGTTCTTGATATAGGAAGCAAGGCTTTGGAAACGTCGCAGGATTTAGAAAATGCTTCAAAAAAAGTAAACGCATATTTCGGAGAAACAGGGGCGGCAGCGCAGGAAAATGCAGATATTATCAAAAGAGTGTATGAAAGTGGTGTAGGAGGCTCTCTCGAAACCGTGGCAGATGCGGTAGTAGCTGTAAAGGAGAACCTGGAGGGCTTGGACAACGTAAGTCTTGAAAAAATAGTATCGCAGGCGGTCACACTGGAAGAAATCTATGGAATAGATATGAATGAATCTCTCCGTGGTATTAACGCTCTAATGGAGTATTTTGGACTGGACGCCCAAAAAGCAATGGATCTTCTTGTATCGGGGACACAGAATGGACTTGATAAGACAAACGAGCTGGGAGATAATCTGTCAGAATATTCCGGGAAATTTGCGGAAGCAGGATATTCGGCAGAGGAATACTTTCAGTTATTGGAGAATGGACTGGATGCGGGTGCTTACAATCTGGACAAGGTCAATGACGCAATCAACGAAGTGACGACAAGGATTGCGGATGGGACGATCGAAGACTCCATGTCTAAAATTGATGAAAAAACAGGGGAATTGGTAGAAGGAACGGGAGGATGGAGTAAGTCCGTCGAAGACGTGTTTAAAAAATGGCAGAATGGTGAAGCCACACAAAAACAAGTAATAGATGCAATTGTTCAAGATATTCAGAACACAGAAAATCAACAGGAGAAATTAAATAAATCGGCTCTTGCTTTTGGAACAATGGCGGAAGATGGAAGTACCAAATTTGTATCTGCCCTTACCACTGTAGGGGACAGCTATACAGATATAAGCGGGAAAGCTGCCCAGATGCAGAAAGAAACAACCACCTCCGCACAGGAGATGGAAAGTGCGGCCAGAAGAATCCAAGACGCTTTCGCTCCAATTGGTGGGGATCTGGTGGATATTCTAACACCGGCGCTGGAAGTCCTGGCAGAGTTAGCGGAGATGTTTTCCAGTCTGCCAGAACCAGTGCGAAATTTTGTCGAAATTTTTGGTGGGATTGCGGCGGTAGTCGCTGTGATTACACCGATTATAGGGGCAATTACTATATTGAATGGTGCGCTTGTAACTCTCGTGGGAATAGGATTGGCACCGGTATTGGGAATTGTCGCGGCGGTTTCAGCAGCGATTGTAGGAATTATAGCTGTCATAAAAAATTGGGGAGCTATTACAGATTGGTTGTCAGAAAAATGGGGATCGTTTAAAGAGTGGATTTCCGGACTTTGGGAAAGTATTGTAGAATCGGCATCTGAGACATGGGAAGGAATTAGGACATTTTTTTCCGACTTGTGGACAGGTATTTCAGATACCGCATCTGGAATTTGGACGGGAATGTCGAATACAGTAAGGAATATCTGGGAAGGGATTGTCACGTTTTTTCAAGAGGTATGGAATCGGATTTATAATGTAATTGCAGTACCATTAAACCTTATCAAGGGAATCATAGAAGGCGTTATGTATGCTATTTATGCGGTTATTTATACGGTTTGGGAAGTAGTTAGAATAACACTCCAAAATGTATGGAACGGAATCAGCAGTATGGCAGCAGCGATTTTTGTACCGATTGCACAGTTTTTCACAGGAGTGTGGGAAGGAATATCTTCTACGGCCGCAAGTGTATGGGAAACAATCACGGGAACGTTGAGTGGCGTGTGGAATGGGATCAAAAATACAGCAGGAGAAATTTTTACACAGGTCAGAGACTTCTTTTCGGGAATATGGAACAAGATCAAGACATCAGCTTCGGACGTATGGAATGGGATCAAAAGTACACTGGGAGGAATTTGGGACAGTATATATGGAAAAGCGAAGGACGCCTTTGGGAAGATATTTTCTTTTATCAAGGATGGTTTCCGGAATTTGAAAAATACGATTGGGGATATTGTGAAAGGAGTGGCAAATGCCATCATTTCACCAATTGGGAGCGCCGTGAATGGTGTGATTTCTGGAGTAAACTGGATCTTGGACAAGGTAGGATCAAAAAAACAGTTTGCCAAGTGGAAAGTGCCGAAGTTTGCAAGAGGGACAGGAGGACTGAAAGAAGATACGATTGGCGTTGTAAACGATCAAAAAGGAAGCATTTATAAAGAAATGATTGTACCTCCACATGGAGATCCGTTCATTCCGGAGGGCAGGGATGTTGTTTTGCCGATGGAAAAAGGAACGAAGATTCTTCCTGCGAAAGAGACCAAGTCATTTCTTGAAGAACTCCCGCACTTTGCGGATGGAATAGGAGAATGGTTTAATGGGGCCTGGTCAACAGTGAAAGATATCGCGGGAACTGTGTGGGATTATGTGACACATCCAGGGGATCTGGTAAAGGCTGTAGTGAACAAATTTGTTAAATTTTCGGATGCTTTGGAGCCGGGATTATCTATCGCAAAAGGGGTTGTGAATACGGTTTTTGATTCTGTAACGGGGTTTGTAAAAAAATTATTTGAAACAGAAAGTCCGTCTGTAAAATATAATCCATCAGCGGGGGTGGAACAATGGAGAAGTTTGGCGGCAAAGGCTTTAAGGATGACAAATCAATACTCTGAGGCGAATCTAAATAGATTGTTGATGCAGATGCAAACAGAATCAGGTGGAAACCCGAACGCAATTAATAACTGGGATATCAACGCCAAAAGAGGGACACCCTCCAAAGGATTAATGCAGGTCATTGACCCTACATTTCGTGCAAATGCAATGCCGGGATATGATAAAAACATTTACGATCCACTTTCAAATATGTTGGCTGCTATCAGATACACTGTAAGAAGATACGGTAGTTTAGCGAGAGGATGGAAAGGACATGGGTATGAAAATGGAGTCGGGGAAATTAATCTCGAAAATCTGTTTTCTGTACCTGTACTTGATGTTTCTTGGTTCAAAGAGGGAGGAATTTTGACAAAACCGGCTGCTTTTCCGATGGGGAATGGAAGAATGGGCGTTGCCGGAGAGGGAAAGGAAGCAGAAGCGATTACGCCGATATCGAAGTTAAAAGATTATGTGAAAGATGCGGTTGGGGAAGTATTAAGTGATAAAGAATTTCATATTACGATACATCTGGAACAGAAGATTGATAAAAAAACCTTGGCGAGAGAGTTGATACCAATTTCAGTACCACTTACGAAGCAGTATCAGACGAGAAAAAATAGGTTAGGGGGTGTGAGAGAAAATGGGGCTTCTAAAAGCTATATTTAACGAAAAAGAATTACCGATTATGATCACCAAAGTCAATCGTAATATCACGCCATCCTTTACAAATGAAACGGTTTCCATTGGAAGTGCAAAAGGAGAAATTTTTCAATATAATGTGTACAAATCAAAACAGATTGAGATTTCATATCAAATCTATAATCGACGTGCGGAATATTTGGTGAATTTTAGAAGAGGTCTATCTGCTCTGATTTACACAGATGAGCCTAAAAAACTAATTTTCAGCGACGAACCTAATATTTACTACAATGCTATTTTGGATGGAGAGCAGACATTAGAGGAAGAAGAATATAAAAGCTCAGGGATTCTTCGATTTTTGATCCCGGACGGAGTAGCCCATTCAGTTGCTGAGAAAACCGCGGAGAATTATGGCAGTAATCAGATCACTCTGGAGAATAATGGGACAGAGTCGGTTCCTATTAATATCAAAACCACCATGAAGTCAGATAACGGTTACATCGCGTTTACCCTGGGAGACCGGTTCTACCAGATCGGGAAACCGGAAGAGGCAGACGGAAAGCATTATGAGGAGTCGGTGAAGCTGTTTGATGACCACTTATATGAAGATAAAGGGTGGTTAGTAAACCAGGGGATCACCCCACCGGTTACATCTGAGCGGTTGCAGAATGGTGTTGTTAAATATGTAAAAGAGAGTACCAATGAAGGGTATGCGACGACAAAGGACTATGGAAGTGGAAATTCTTGGCATGGGGCATCCCTTACCAAAATAGTTCCGAAAGATGTAAATAACAAATATCCGGTCAACTGGAAAGTTGCGTACCGTTTTGACTTTAATACGGATGGGGCTGTTTTCAAAGGTGTACAAGTTGGACACACTTCGGTGACGATGATCGATGAAAACGACGACATTATCTGTTCTATTATTTTTGAAGATACTTCTCCGGTAAACGAGTATTATTACATGGCGGTATTTATCGGTAATAAAAATGTATGGCATACGGACAGTACATTCCCAATGGCAAAAAAAGGAGTTACAGCAAGAGGAGATTATGGTCCTGCTGTTACAGCGGAAAAAATAGGAAACCAGGTTACGATCCGGTTCAATAATTTCGGTATCTGCAAAACGTTTTATGTAGATAACCCGGAGGTGGAGCTGAGAAAAATTACATGGTATGGGGCAGCTTATAAAGATCACTTTCATACCGAAAACAATGTGTTGCGCGCGCTTCATGTGATAAAGCATAATGTCGATCGGTATGAGGATATCCCGAACTATTTTTCCAATGGAGATATTGTAGAAATAGACGGGGCATCCGGAAGTGTTTATATTAATGATGCTTATGATACGGATGTGGCGGATATTGGCAGTCAGCCGCTTCTTCTCCCTCCGGGCCAGCATACATTGGGAATCATTACATCCAGTTTTGCGTCCGTACCGGATGTGGAAGTTACATACCAAGAGAGGTGGATTTAATGCAATGGTTTATTATCGGACGGGATATGCATGTGCTGTGTACCCCGTCCACAGATTTGCCGCAGACACTTCCCATTGATGACAGCGGGGATAGTCTGGGACAGGAGATCTCTATCACAAATAACAGTGCGGTGGGGACCTATGATTTTACGACGGATCCCCGGCATCCGGATTCCGTATATATCACGGAGGGAAATTATATTGCGTTCCGGGATAAGTATGGCAAGGATCGGCTGTATACAATCATGTCTATCGAAGGAGATGAAGAATGGACCGTTCATTGTGAGGATATTGGATTGGATCTGATCAATGAGTATGCCGTTCCGTGGGATTATACAGCAAGATCCATTGAAGACACACTGAGCGTAGTGCTGCACGATTCCGGCTGGGAAATCGGAATCAATGAAGTGTCAAGCTACAAACGGGCGACCAAATTCGAGGGGACTACAGACAGCCAGCTCACCCGGATTGGGGATGTGTGTAATCAGTTTGACGCAGAGTGCGAATTTGCCATTGAAATGAAAGGCGCAAAGGTGACAAAGCAGGTCATCAACATTTACAAGACACTGGGGGAAGATAAGACCCAGCAGCGCTTCATCGATAATATCAACCTGATCTCCCTGTCCCGGTCCGGGAGCATCGAGGATCTGATTACCTGTATCCGGTGTTACGGGAAAGAGGACGAGAATGGGAATAAGCTTACGATTGCTGATATTAACTACGATGATGGGCGGTATTTCAGTCCGAAAGGCGAGCATCGGATTTACGACCGGGAGGCAAGGAATAAGTGGTCCCGGTTCCGCGCATATGACTATGAAGGGCAAGGCGAGTTTGACGGCTATATCGTTGGGACATTTGAGTACGACACAGATGATGCCAACGAGCTTTTAAACCGGGGACTGACAGAGTTGAAGAGCCGGAATGATGTGAAAGTGACGTATGAAGCAAGTCTGTATGATCTAAGGGCGGATATCGGAGATACCGTGCAGATTGCGGATAACCGGTTCCAGGAAAAAGTCTATCTTTCAGCCCGGATCCAGTCAGTGCGTAATCATTATACGGTCTCCGGACAGGACAGCGGGGTGCTTGCCAATTATAAGATCCTGACATCGAATCCGACATCCCAGGTGACGCAGATCATGGAGCAGTTAAAAGATCAGATTGTCAGTGTAAAATCTACCGAGATTACATACCAGATTGGCAGTTCCGGCGTGGAAGCGCCGACAGGGGAATGGCTTGCAGATCCACCCCAGACAGAGCCGGGAGATTATCTCTGGACCCGCAAGATAACGACCTATACCAACAACAGCAAGACGCTGGAATACGCTGTTTCACGAAACGGAAATGACGGAGAAAAGGGCGACAAAGGCGATAAGGGGGACAAAGGAGATAAAGGAGAACGGGGACTGCAAGGATTACAAGGAGAAAAAGGAGACCAGGGGATTCAGGGAAAGCCTGGGGTAGACGGCAAAAGCAGTTATACCCACATTGCTTATGCCAACAGCGCCGATGGAAAGACGGATTTCTCCGTATCGAATCCGGACCGTGATTATGTCGGCATGTATGTTGATAGTAATCCAACAGACAGCAGCAATCCGTCAGATTATGCGTGGAGCAAAATAAAAGGTGCAGACGGTACCCAGGGAATTCCGGGAAAAGCCGGAGCGGACGGGAAGACACCGTATCTTCACATTGCCTACGCTAATAGTGCGGATGGAAAAACTGGATTTTCAACAACAGACAGTACGAATAAGCTCTACATCGGGCAGTATACGGATTTTACACCCGCAGACAGTACGGACCCGGCAAAATATGCTTGGACAAAAATTAAGGGCGACAAAGGTGACAAAGGCGATAAGGGAGATAAGGGAAATACTGGGGATACCGGACCGCAGGGGAAACCAGGAACAAACGGAACGGACGGGATCAGCATGATCCTTTCAAATGAAGCGGTTGCGTTGCCGTGCGATATCGAAGGGAACCCTCTTGATTACTCCCCGGCCACCGGAACAGCATATGTCTATAAAGGAGCGTCGGATGTCAGTGCCAGTGCAACGTGGACAGTCTCCTGGAGCGGTATGACAGGAACATGGACGGCATCATCCCGGACGTACAAGGTAACGGGGATGACAGCGGATGTCGGGAAACTGACGATCAAAGCTGTATATTCCGGGATTACACTGACGAAAGTTTTTACGGTTACAAAGGCGTTGAAAAATATCAAGGTCAATAAGCTATCGGCGATCAGTGGAGTGCTTGGCGAAGTGACTACTGGAAAAATCACAAATACTTCCGGCGGTAAGAAAGCACTTGTGATAAATGATAATGCGGTCGAATTTTACGACTACACGACAAACGGTGAATTCTGCGGAAGAATCCGTGGCAGCAAGTTCCAAAATGACGGAGTACATAAGTGTATGCGGCATGAAGTGGAGTACGGAGTCGAGTGGGTAGGCAAAATTCCGGGATCATCAGATTATACGGATATGATGTATCTTTTTCCGGACGGTTTTGCACTTGAAGTCCCACTTTACAACTACGGGAGGAATATGACAAGAGTATTTAATAATCTTCCAGATGATACACAAGGAACAATCGACCGTTTAAATGGAAGAATACAGGCATTTTCGGCATCTGTCAGCATATCAAAAGCGAATACCTGGGAGACGCAGGTTGTGAAGTTTCCAAAAGCTTTTGAAAAAGCACCGATTGTAATTGTGCAAGCACAGACAGGGCAAAATGGGACATTGGTATGGGCTGACGGAGCTACTACTACGCAGTTTACATTGCACAAGTACCGACCTAGTACGACCGCTTTTGGAATTCAAATAATAGCTGTTTCTGATTAGGAGGATATATGAGAGTATTGCATTTCTCAGTGAATGAACAAAATATAAAAAAATCTGGAGATTTCTCCGGTATTGTAAAAGGTTCAAAAGGATACCTGAAAGCAGAATTTTCTTTCGGATCTGAATGGAGCCGGAGAAAGGCAGCCGCTTCCTTTTTTACAGAGGGAAAAGAATATGCAGTCCCGATCATCCGGAATCGGTGCATAGTTCCGGACGATGTGACAGACGCAGACTATTTCCGTGTGCAGGTTGTCGGTCTGGAAAAAGGACAGATCATCAAAACAAATAAAGTATTGGTAAGACAGGAGGGATAAAGTGACAGCAGAAGAATTATTAAAACAAATGTCAGCCGAACCGTTTGCGGAAGAGATGGTCTGTTGCGTTATTGATCCGGAAACAAGGGTCATTGATGTTCCGGCAGAATACCAACTTCTCGGTGTCGAATCTGATGAGAAAGTGGAGCGGATGTATTTCCAGTGCCCGAAGATTGTCGGAGACAATATTGACCTGTCCAAATTGGCTTTGCGTGTCAATTTCCGGAACGCAAACGATCAGAAAGATCAATACATTGTGGATGATGTAGAAATCTCTGGGGATAACATTACGTTTTCGTGGCTCCTTTCCAGACGAGTGACGCAGTATAAGGGTAACGTCAGCTTTATTGTGTGTGCGGTGAAAGCATCAGGGGAAGAGATTACAAATGAATGGAATACTACGCTTGCAACAGCCCAGGTTTTGGAAGGTCTGGAAGCAGATATTACACTTCCGGAAGAAGATACGGATGTGGTAAAACAGTTAATCGCTGTTGCGACACAGAAAATTACAGATGTACAAAATGCAACTTCTTCCGCCAATACCGCGGCCAGCAACGCAGATATAAAGGCACAGGAGGCCGCCAACGCTGCCGAGGATGCCCGTGGAGTGATAGACCAGATCACGAAAGACAGTTATCTCCACACGACTACGCAGACGTTTGTAGATACGGTGAAAGCGAGTCCTACCGCCTATGGAAACGCCATCCCGGAACAGATTGAGGGGTACATCAAACAGGATACGACAAAAGGGTTACAGTTGTTTGATGCGAAAACTGTTTTATCATCACAAATTCAATCTAAAGTACTCACGTGTAATAATGATGGAAGCGTAACGCTTGACGGAGAAATTACCGGTAGCAATCGTAATTTTACTATACAATTAAGCGCTGGAACATATTATTTTAATGAAAAAGATAAAATTTTTCACACATTAGTCAACGGCGACGATTTATGGAACAAACCATACACATTTGAAACAGATACTACTATAAAATGTTATATTGCCAACGGTGAGTATGGCAATATAAAGATTTATCCGATGATAAATAAAGGGGATTCTCCTCTTTCGATTGAACCCTACACTGGAGGACAGCCTTCCCCGAATCCTGACTATCCTCAGATTGTTCATGGTGTCGGGGATATGGGATTCTTTGATGGGGAGTTGTTGCAGGGATATTACCAGGTATCGGATGGAACGTTTAAGCCTGCCACCGTAGCACTTTGTAACAAAAATCCTATTCCATGTAAGCCGGGTGATAAAATAATATTTGAGTATGAAGATGTAATTAATGGATCAGGTATCTCGATATTTTTCTATAAATCCGATGGAACATTTATATCACGAGTAAATAAGGTTGGCGTCAGAAAAATTGAAGGCGTTGCTCCACAAGATACCACATATTGTAACATTGTAATTAATCCGGTTAGCGAGCCTATCCCGGTTGCATCAGCCAAACACATTACCGTAACCATCAATGATAAATACGCCGTATGTGTCAAATCTAAGGGAAAGAATTTGCTTAATTTAACCGGAGAAATACTATACAGCTTCGGAAGAGAAACTATTTTTGACAACCAAGTAACAATAAATCCAACTACAGACGGCAGGACAGCTCCAGGAGTTTGGTTCATTTTAGGTGACATTAAAAAGTTTTTAGGAAAAACAATATACGTCAAAGCTGATGCTATCCAGCGATCCGGTAATTATAATCCCCGAATGTTGTTAATGACGATAAAGGGTAATACATCCGTGCGTACCTATTTAACATATTCGTATAGCAAGGCCGGACAGGTGATGAGTGTTAAAATACCAGATGACTTGGATACAAACGAAGCATCTGATTTGGCTTTAAATATGTATGTAAATGACGGATCGTCGCAGGTGGATGCTGACGCATATGCGATATTTACAAATGTCTATGCCGGGTTGTCGGAACCCACTAACGAATTCGTCCCTTATCAGTCCAATGTAACGTATATCCCTGTCGATTACCCGCTGTTTGAGGGGGATAAGATCGTAAGGCGTAATGGGGAGTATAAGCTGTTAAGGAAATGGAAACAGGAGGTTTTCGATGGTTCGGAAGATGAGGGTTGGGTGCAAGGTAAATCCAACACAAATCAATTTTATACTAGTCAATACAAAGAAAAGAAAGTAAATGCCGATATAGTATCAAATCGATTTAAACATGCTACCTCTGTTGAACCGCCATCGATATGGATTGGAAACGACATTAATATATATTTTGAATCTGGATACTTAGACAATAATACTATAGCCGGATTTCAAGAGTGGTTACAAGAGAATCCGGTTTCTTGTGTCTATGAACTAGCCACACCAACCGAAGAACCCCTTTCATCCGAAGCCATGAAAACCCTATACAGCATCATGGCATGTGATGAGGAAACGGAGCTGACGATTGTCGGTGTTCCGTCGGATGCGGAAATCCAGAATCAGTTTTTATTGCCACGAAACGAGGACGGGGCTTTAAACACAACAGCGTATTGCACGGCCAAGAGGAATGAAATTGCATTGGAAGAGCTGGAAAACGTAACAGCCGCAAGATTGTCGGCATTGGAAACACAGGCATTGCAGGAGGTATAAAATATGTATGAGATTATCAAACAGGTTATCTTGTCCGGTGACTATGAGTTGTCGGACATGCTTAACAAGATTAAGAAGAATTGCGTCCGGGGAGATATCACGGACGAGCAGGAAACGGAATTGATCGCACTTGCAAGGGAAAAGGCGACACCGGAAAACAGCTATGCTGGTATCCAGTCTCAGGTTGACTACATGATGGAGCTTTTAGCGGAGACAATCGGCACGGTCACAGGCTTAAAACAGGACGTGGAAGCAATCAAAAAAGCTCTCGAAGAGGGCGGGACAGATATTCCAGAACCGGAGCCGGAACCAGAACCGGACAAGTACCCGGAATATAAACAGCCTACAGGAGCGCATGACGCTTATTACAAGGGTGATGGCATTACTTGGAAAGGCGAAAAATATGATTGTATAGCACCAGATGGAGTGGCAGTTGTGTGGAACCCTGACGAGTATCCGGCGTACTGGAAGAAAGTTGAAGAGTAGGAGGGCATTTATATGGAGATCAGAGCGAGACCGTGAACCGGTCTTATTTTTGTGTAAAAAATGATAGGAGAGAAGTGGGTATGAATACTCAGTGGATTGCGCTTATAATATCGCTGTTGGGATTTTTGGCAT